CCACTTTCGTCGCTGGAGTGGAGGGTAACAACTCCTGCGAACCACTGTTTACCTTTTTGACTTTTCTAAGTTGCCAATAATCCTTACCGGATTTTGGTTTGTACTTTTCTTCGGCTACGATTTTCTGCCCCACGGTAAAGTTTGTATTGTGGCTGGAAAAACGGACCGGAATATCTGTTTCCTCGACTGCCACCCAATAGGTGAAACCATATTCTTCATTCTTCTTTCCCAATATTCCAGCGTCTTCAGTTAGTGTAAAAATTTCCATGATTATCCTTTATCTTTCCCAGTAATAAATTACTTTGCCATATTTATCGGTGGGTCCAGTCTTGATTATATGCCCATTTTTACGCAAGTTGTGTATGACGGAGCCATATCTGTAAGTGATGTGATTAAGGGCGACATTTGACGTCCCCCGCCAGCCATTATCCCTTAAAAGCAATTCTACTTTTTTGGCTTTGGTTAATGGTCTTGTCTTTTCTAAAATGTTTAACTGAAACATTGTTCCTCCTCAATTAAAATCCCTATTACTATTAAATAATCCTAAAGCGTGCAAAAAGTAGCACTTAGCGTCGGTCATTGTTTTACCTATATCTTCCAATCCCTTAACCTTATATTCCGAACCGTCTTTGGGTAGATTGACTATCATCGCCCCATCAACCTCAGCCTCGTTCTGCTCCTCGTAGGCTATCAAATATCCACCAAGCTGGCAGTAATACTCGGCATAGATACCATCCGGGTTGTAGTAGGAGGGAGAGGTCGTCTTAAAATCACAGATATATTTCTTGCCGTCAATTTCAGCCAGGAGGTCATAGGTTCCAGCATAATCATACAAGAGGGAATAGACGGCCTGTTCGGTTCCAAGTATCTTCGGGCTGAAATCCTCCACCCATTCATTAAAGACATTCTGTACTGATTCTATCTGGGCTTTTAATTCCTTGTCTGTGGGCAGTTTTACGGTCTTCCCAGTGAGTAATGCTTCTATAAGGGCGTGTCCGACCTTTCCGGCCTTCTTTCCGGCGTTAGAGTGGTCTATGTGCGCCTGACGAGCTTGTCTATAATCTAGGTCGCTTAATGGCTCGGTACGAGTTTTAAGGTATTCCAGAGCTTTGTTCATCGGATAAGTCATCAGCGCGGGTTTGGAAATCACCCCACAGATAGTTGTTACACCTAATACAGGTGACGGGATAGTCCAAAGGTCATCTTTGACCAGCTTGCTGACGAGATATTTATGGTCTTTCTCGCCGAACTCTAGGCGTACCTTCCCACCATAAAGTTCTAAAACGGCGGTTCCGGTATCAGCACCCATTTATCATTTTCCTTTTTAATTCGCATTCGTTCCGGCAATCCAGCTTCCCAAATAACCGCGTGTCTTATTCCCTGCTCGTCTACCCAACTATTAGGGATTATCGGTTCTAAAGTTTCTTCTTCGATTTCTAGTTCCATACTTTCCATACTAGCATTGACAGTTAGCGTTGTCAAGACTTCCTCCGTTTCACAAAAGCCTTAGTCTGGCTCTTATCCATAAAAACTTCCACTTCCCCGCCAACCCAAACATAAGCCTCTAACCCATCATCTAGTAGGACGTGGACTTTAGCGTAAGAGCCTTTATTCTCCCAGCCCAAGACTTCTATTATTTTAGCCAATATAAAACCTTCCGTTTGAGCACTCGTAACTTCCATTTTATCCAACCCTCATTTTTAACTAGGAATACTGCCATTACTTATTTAGTTCCTCTGGGGTGGGTCGGCTCATAATAAAAACTCCTTGTTGCCGCCATTAAATTAAGTTATTTTTTTACTTGATGCTGTTTGCGTGGGGATAGATTTTAGGTATGCATCGTATTGTTTGGGGGTCATTTTTTTATGTTCAGCTTTTCTTTCGTGCCAGTAATGGTCATCTAGCAGAAAGTCCCCAATGAAATACTCCAAGTGTTTCTTGGCTTGGGTAAGCTCATCCCTAAAAGCGCTATCCCCCAAATAATCAAACCGTATATTTTCCAGTAGATTATAGGCTTGAGAAGCTTGGGACTTGACGACTGTGGCCCTGGCAAGACTAATCCTAATGTCCTTGGCTTTATCGTCATACTGTCGCTTGATGACCTCTTCTTTTGTCGGTTTATATGGTTCTAGTGTTACACCATCTTCCATGATGTTTTCCTTTCTTTTCACTTCTTCCAAGTGAACTTTGGCGGCAGATTGTCAAGGAGCTACCTAAATTATAACCCACTTCTTCTCTCCTTTACTGAGGTGGGAGTTTGAAACTCATCTATCTTTGTTCTCTCTGTTATCAGATTGCTAAGTTCAGCTTTCAAAACCTCCACATATCTTTCTAAATCTGGTATTTCTCTTTCAAGTTGTGACCTTCTTGATTCGTAGGTTGCGTTTGATTGTTCTGGCATGTCTTTATCCATTATTTCCCTTTAGCAGACTTGGTTTGGGCGGGCTGAGTGCTTTTAGCTTGCGGTGAATTTTCCATTTCAATCCAGTTTACGAAGCCAGACAGCTTTTCATAGTTAGTTTTGTTTAGCTCGTTGTAGGTCATTTGCTGGCCGCCCATATAATTAGTCCGCTTCTCTAGGCAGTAAGTGTAAGCCAAGCCCTTCAATCTATCTATAGTTTCTTTGTCCATTTCATTCTCCTTTAGCATTAAGTTGGTCTTTGAGCTGGGTGAGGCGGTCAGCTACAACATCTACTTTTAATATGTAATTATTATGGTGTGGAGCGGCTGGGTGGTGAGTCTGCCCATCAACCAAATTATTTATTAGATATTCAAGCTCCTCAGTCGCCCCCTCTACCTTGGCTTTATCTATTAAGTGTTCTGCTTGGGTGACGAATTTATCTAAGTGCTTCTCTCTAAGTTCGTCGGTGCGTAGTTGCTGGAAATTGACAAACAGCCCTCGTAGCCCCCAGCCACCATCCCAATCTATTACAGGAGGTTTAGAGGTCATGGTAGCCACCTGTCCGCCGCCCACAATATAACTGAAAGAATCAGTACATCGATAATACTTAAATGCCGGCGCTCTTTAGTCCAAAACTTCTTAACCATAATCCTTTACTCCCACGCAGATTTGACTAACTTTACTATTAACCAAATTCCGCCAAAGAATATACTAAACCCCAAAATTAACGAAATTACTAAAATTATTCCAGCTTGCTTATTACTCATAATCCTTTACTCCTTAACTCCAAAAGTATCAGTTATGCGTTGGCGAAGTTCGGCTCTAAGTTGGTTACGCCCAATAGTCACTCCCTGAGCTTCCATATCTTCTGGATTAGTTCGGTCTGCTGGGTAATATTCGTCAACTTCATCCGCCCCAATAATTTCATCCATAAACAGCTTTCCTAATTCAGCTTTGGCTTTTTGCTCGGTTTGATAGCTTTCCTTAGCGGCTGTGGTGGCATCTCTATCATTTAAAGCTTGCTTAGTAATCTCGCCAATCTGCATTCCATAATCTCTAAGTATCCGGTCTACTGCAACTGTATGCTTTGCTGTTGGCTTAGGTTTCATAGCTTCTCCGATTCAAATTCTAAGATTATATTTTCTTCGCCTAACGCCTGTCCAAAGTTCTGGTAAGTGTCATAGTATCTCTTAGCTTTAATGGGGTGGGCTCTCCAATAATCTCCTGTAAGGAAAATCTCCAACCCATCTAAGGCCCTTTCGATGTCGTTGCTGGAAAGCTCTATGCGGTGTTTACTCATTCTATTGTTTTATCCTTGGCTTTATGGGTGTGGTTGGGTTGGGTCATAATAGAACCTCTTGTCTTTCACGTTTTTTAATAATCTCAATATATTTAGGGTTGATTTCAATTACTGTGCAGGGTCGGCTTAGGTCTTTGGCGGCTCGTAATGTTGAACCAGAGCCAGCAAACGGGTCTAAAATCGTCCAATCCTCTTTAGTGTAAAAAGCAATTATCTGTCTCATAAGCTCACTTGGCTTTTGGGTAGGATGTTCCCGCTCGTCTTTGGTATCTTTGACAAATCCTTGTTGAATAACAGTAAACTTCTTAATCACTTTGTTAAACGAAGTCCACGCCAGCTCACAGTCGGCAAATGGTATTTGCTCACCTCTTGGGAAGTTGCCCAATTTATCCCAAACAATCCAGCAGTTGCTTGGCGGTAGTTTATCGGTAAAATGGTTCCCACCAAAGATAATCTGGTGCTTGCTTACTCGTATCATCTCATCAAAATATTCTTGGGTAGGTGTAGTTTTGTCCCAAGCTGTCGGGTCATTTTCATTCTGGTCTTTGAGCATACCGATGGCATTTTTGCCTCTAGTCCACATCTTGCCATAAGGCGGGTCAGTAAGCACAAGGTCAAATTGATTGTCCTGCCACCCACGCATAACTTCTAAGCAGTCACCAAGAATAATCTTACTCATTCTATTGTTTTATCCTTTCCTTTGTTAGGTAGAACCAGCCTTTAGGTAACTTACTCATCACTGCTTCCTTTCATTTATTTGGTTTGGGCGACACTAGTATCTTCTTTTCAATTTCTTGGAAGCCATGGAACAGGGTATAAAATGGACTCCACGGGTGTTGGTCTATTTTGCGGTTGCGGAAGATTTTACGCCCACTCTTACGGACTTTCATTTGCAGGAGATAATGAGTGCCACCAGCAGCCTCACGCACCCCTATATCAATCCATTTACTCATTCACCCCTCCCAACCATTAAGATTTAGTGGGGAGGCCGAGTCGTGAGCAGCGGACAAGTTCTTGCTACTGCCCCAGACTGAAATCAGCCGCCCCACATAACCATAATTAACCTTATCCATTAGATAGTTCCTTAGATTTAAGTGCCTCCAGGCGGTCTAAAAGTTTGTTAGCTTCGGTTTCCATAATCTTGATAGCCATTTCTCGTCCTGATAGACTAGTATTTTTCTTGCCTCTAAACCTACTAGCTAATGTCAAAATGCCTTTTCTCTCAGCCTCTATAAGTAGCTCAGATATGGCTTGGGTGGCTTCGGCTAAGGCTTCATCATCCGCTTTAATAGCGTGAGTTGTATCAAAGTCAGGGTCATTGGCTATTTGCTCCGCTGCTACTGCATAGTCACTTAAGATTTGTTTAATGGCTTCTAATTCAGCAGATAACTTTGATTGGGTGGGTTCGGTTGATAATTTGGCGTTCATGTAGTATCCTTTACTTAGTTAGATAGGACTCCTACGGGAGTCTTATTTTATTCTCTTGGCTTCTCGTCGAAATATCCTGCCGAGTTCCTCACCTAATGTTTTCATCTTGGTGTGGCTCTCGTAAGTTTCTCGGCACTTATCCGAACAGAAAATATGTCCATCGCAACGCTTGTTGCAAACATAGCACTTAGCTGGCATTTTAAATGTCGCCATAATTTCTCACTTTCTCGGATACCACATTGTTAAAGAACGCCATTGAGCCATTACGACTCAACACCAGTTTAACACGGATGTATTGACAAGTCAAATTAGGCATGATATACGACCCCTGTTAGAGCTGAGCGTTCGTAGGTGAGAAAAAGATTTTTCGCCTTAATACGGAAGTAGCAAAACTGCCTAAAACCCTCACCTCTACTTGTAGAATAAACAACAAAATCGGCCACCCATCCCTGAGTACCCATTATTCTAGTTCCTCCAGAGGTTTATCTGATTTGGTCATTTATTTTTCGCCAATTTATAGATTAAGTATCCCAGACCTAATAATATCAAAACTGCTATCACGATTAGTGTACTTATCCAAATGGGTGACAACACCCACCACCATGACCAATCTATTACGTGGGTTAGTTTAAGGACTATAAAGACTATTGTCAGTGCCCCAGTGAAACCTAGACCAGAACTTGACGAACTTGAACTACTATATTTACCCATTACTTATTCCTTTCTCTTTAATTTATTGACTAGCTTACTTTTAGGTTTTGCCTTCGCCCGAACCCACCCACTTAAAGGATGGTCTGTAGCTTCCATGCATTTATAGCACTTGCCCCGTGTAACTTTTTTGACGTGTTCACAAAAATAAGATTTACTTACAATCATCCCGACCCCTTAATGATTTAGAGCTAGACTGGTTCATTCTTGACTCCTTTTTTTGTGTTGTATTGACCTGTTCTTCGATTGTATCCATGCTTTTTATCCCACCGTTTTAACCAATCAGGGTAAAATTCTCCAGCGGACGTACTTAAACTAACCGATGTTGAGATTCCAGCACTTAGTTGTGGACGATTCATTTGAGATTCTCTCCTTTATGGTTCTTCTTTGGGTAGGGGACGACTTCATCGAAAATAATAGCTGTGTAAGACTTACCTCTAAATGATGTGGGGGTGGTTTTCTCGGAAGTCATCAGCGGTTGTCTGAATGGTCGGTGGACTACTGTATAGTTACGCTCCACACTCACAAACATCACGGTATAACCGAATAGGGTACGGCGCACCCATACAAACTTCTTAAACAGCTTTTTCATAGCCCCTCCAGAGGTTTATCCAATTCACTCATCCTCAAACTCCGGCCCAGAATATATCCATATTATTTCTCCATCATCATTTAGGTAGGGTTCGCCCATTATTTATCCTTTCTGGGTTGGATATAGCCCAACTGTCCACACAGCCATTTTATATATTCTAACTGCTCGCCTATCCCTATAAGGGCATTGTGTAATTCCATTTGGTCTTGAGTAAATTTAATCTTTTTCGTCATCTTTGTTCTCTTCAAAATCCATTTCTCCTTTAGTCAATTCACTCTCAATCATGCGAATAACTCCGGTGCAGTTGCCACAAAAATTCTGGTCGGTTTCCTTGTCATACTCAATCAGTGGCTGGTCGCAAACGCAATAATGCGTTATGGGGTACTCACTGATACTCATATATTCTCTTCCCAAATACTGCAGACCAGTCGCCCCTCCCATATATACCACTTATAATGTGTGATATGGGTTGTTAAATCTTTGACTTGGATTCTCATTTTATAACCTGTCCCCTAACTCCTATCTTATATTAGTCAATGCTATTAGCGTTGTCAAGACTTATGCACAGCTTATATAATCCACAACAGTACCAGAATACCAAAACCAACCGCCACCCAACCAAATAACTCTAGTATGTCGTTTAGCATATGTACTCCTTAAATTATATTGTGGGTGGTTCCACTGTGCTCGCAAACTGAGTCGAGCCACCCATCTATAATTCATACAGCTAACAGTGACTTCTGGCGTATTATTTAGTTATCGTACGTTTAACTAACTCTTGGCTTTTGCCAGTAGTTCGCTTAATCGCTTACTAAATGCGTAAGCTGATTGCATTCCTTCCCAAGCCTCTGTATTTTCAAAGTCTCGGGAATTCTTTTGGTCATCCCAAAGTAAGTTTTCTAAATGTCTTATTTGGTCATAAGTCAGTGTTGTGGTTATGCGCTTCATCGAGTCTTGGCCTCAAATGCCACTTGTTCAATATGCTCATCTATGGCTTGCTTGACCTCATCTAAACTATCGTAAGTACCATTTAAGTCCTCAGACTGCCAATCATTTGTTTTGTCCCAAACTTGGTAGCCGTCTGCTTCACTTTCGTAATCTGTTATTGCATAATCAGCATTACCCTCTTTGTCCAAGTCCCAAACCTCATATCTTACATATTGTTGGACTATTTTAAATCCCTTATAGTTCATCTTGTCCTCATTTCTACCAAAAGCCACTGTAAGCTGTATGTATCTATAAATGAGTCGGTCAGTCTTTAGCGTGCTGTTAATTTGGCTAAATTGCCGTTGTTAATCTGCTATCGCTTTATCTGCAAAAATCACTGTTTGCTTGATGGTATTCAAGCCCACAATTTCTACAGACCATTGTTTGACTATTCCAATCGTGTTTTACTCGTTCAACTCCGCAACCCTGTAAAAACATGCTTCTGTTAAAGAGTGGGTTGTCCAGCTCGAACCAACTTGCCAGTTGTTCAGCCAAGACTTTTACTTCGTGTCTAGCTATGTCAACTTCATGTGGACTTAACGGGTAGCCTGTACCACCAATTACATCAAGTCGCCACTTAAAAGGTTCAGCTATTCTTATGTAGTCTTTTTTAGTCATGCTCATTTTAGTTTACCTCTATTTCTTCGCTATCACACCAGTCATTAAAACCGACTTGATAGGCGATAGGGTCAACTTCTTTTAACACCCTTGATGCTGGGTAAATGTCCATAAAATTGGCATAAACATCGTCCAACATTTCATCGTACAGGTCTAACGCCTGTAATTCGTCTAGTTTTCTCATCTTTAACTCCTTATCAGCTAAAGACCGCCCAACTCACTTATAGATTGCTATATTTGATCGAGCACATGGTAGCCGACACAAGGCTAAACCATTCTAGCGTTGTTCCTACGCTTCAGGCTGACTTCAACGACGATATATTGCTATAACTGGTCGCTACCTACTGCCGACTACTACTGTGCTCGAAAATTGTTAAAGTGCTGGCGAGGGTGGCACTAAGACCCTCATTAAAGCGTTTAAGTGCACAGTGCCAGCTTGAGTTGGCCGCCCACCCAATCCTAGAAATTATAACCATATAGGCTGTCTAGTGGTTAGGCGGCTGTAAACTTGTCTGATCTGCGAGTCCTGTGCCTGCTATGAGGTATCGTTGCCGATTGACTATGCCTCTAGTCTAGCATTGACAAGGAATCATGTCAAGTAGTTTTGTTGTGCATAACTAAAAACCCGCCCATCTATAATATAGATAGATAATTATGTTAGAATAAACCTATGCCTGAAAATACTAAAGACTTAATCAAACGAACCCCAGACCTAGCCCACCCACCCCATCAAGCCTATAAATACACTCCTACATTTGTAGCTAATGAACTACGGGATATGATAAGTATATTATTGGCCGACCCAGCCATAATGAGTAAGGTACAACTCTTCAGGGAAAGGAATTATAGTAGTAGTAGATTTTATCAGTGGAGGGCTAAGTATTCTGAATCTAAGCTTATACATGAGTTAAATAAAAAAATAGATGAAATACTCGAATCAAGGTTGATTGAAGCCGGTTTAAGGGGGAGTAGAAGCGTACCAATGTGCATTTTCTTACTTAAGAACCACTACGGTTATTCAGACCGACAAGAGGTACAACAGAACACTAATGTTTCATTTAAGGTAACACGCGGTAAGGTGATAGACGTAGGCCCACGCCCCAAAACGACCCATTCTAAGCCCATTTAAGCCGTTTATATACATATACCTATACAAGTATACCTATATACATATAAACATACAGTCGTAAAATAGACATTGTGCGTAGCGAGCGCCAGGGGTGGAAGTATGCATATACATATATAGGTAGGTGGCACGCTACATATGGTGGTATAAGCATGCTTTATGGTAGGTTAAGAAAGAAACAAACAGTGGAGTCCCGTTGCGTCTACCTTTAGTCGATAATGTATCCCCTCGTCTATAAATATTTTCTCTAGACATTTCTCCTGATACATAAAACCCTAAAATTTTTTACCAGTTGACAAAATATGTGTATATGTATATGCTTATAACTATGCCTAATAGAACAGTTTATATACGGAAGCTGGATTTAGAGAAATGGGATGGGGTAGCGAATAAGTCGGAGTTTATCCATAATGCCCTGAATAATGTTGGGGATTTTGAAAAGTATGTACTCGATGCAGTTGAAAAAAACTTGGGTGGTGACTTAAAGGGCCTAGCCCCGATAGTTAAACCTCTCAAAACCCCGCTGGCCGATGCCTTACAGGTCATAAAATCCTGTCCGCATGGAGCCGACCCTAAATTTTGTAAGCACGCTAAATGGGATAAAACCCGCAAACAAAATTGGTGTAAATAGGTGGACATTAATGTCTTCTACCCTAGCTCGCCCCATCCATCTCAACTAAAAGTTCTGGAGGCGATTGATAAGGGCGATAGGTTCATTTTATTGCGAGCTGGTCGCAAGTGGAGGAAGACATCTTTGATTGTTTCCCGTCTTTTTGAAGGGGCGCTAGGAACGGGGTTGACCTTTCCTTATATCGCTCCCAACAAACTTCAGGCCAAGAATATCGTCTGGAACGACCATATCTATCGTTTGTTAGACCACTTCAAGGAGTTAAAGGTTCCTTATAAACTGAATGAAGCGGACCTCTCGGTCACTTTCCCTAACGGTGGAAAGGTGCAGCTCTATGGAGTGGAGAATAAAGAGGCCCTAAGAGGGATTTCTAATTGGGGTGGAATAGGAATGGACGAATATGACGACTGGCAGGAAGACATCTGGCCGCTTATCATTCGACCGAATCTCATTCCTCACAAGGCTTGGGCGATAATCGCCGGGACCCCAAAAGGTAAACGGGGGATGTTCCGCCTGTCGGAGACCGGTAACTTTAAGGAGTTTCATTTCTCCTCTTACGATAACCCCGAGCTGTCCAAGGATGAGCTGAAGGAACTAGAGGCTGAGTATCAATCTTACGGCGAAGACTTTTACCAACAGGAAATAATGGCCGAATACATTAAACCTCTGGGTGTGGTTTATAAAGAATTTAACGAACAAACTCAAATTAAGAAATTTGACTATGACTCCAACCTACCGCTCCATGTGGCCTGGGATTTTGGGGTTAATGACCCGACGGCTATGATATGGCTTCAGCCCCACGAATCCGAACTACGGGTGATTGATTACTATGAAGCCAGCGATGTCAACATCGCTCACTTCGTTCAAGTCTTGACTTCTAAACCCTATGGGACGGTAGCCATGCACGTCGGCGATGCCGCTGGACGAGCCAGGAACCTAGTTACCGGCACTTCGGCAGTGGAAGAGTTGGAAAAATTAGGCGTGTTTGTGCGGACCAACCAAATCCCGGATATTCCTTCCCAGGTTAGAATCGCCCACAAATACATTCCTAGGCTGTTCATCAGACAATGTGAACCGACCAAGGGGTTTATAGACGTTTTGAATAACTATCGCTATCCGGGTTCCAAACGGGAATCGGCCATTAACCAGTCCAACGAAATCCCAATTCACGACCGTTTCAGCCACGGTGCTAGAGCCTTCGAGTATTACTGTTGGGAGGTTGACAATCGTGGGCCGGAGACGGTTCTAAAACCTAAAAAGGAAAAGCGGTTTGACAAAATTACCGGTAGGATGTTATCTTGAACACGAATCTCAAACGGAGTAAATATCAGTAAATCTCTGAAATGAAACATTATATGACTACTGACATAGGGATAGCCGCCTACCTGTGTTTTAATGGTTATACGCTTTTGGGTGTGGTCACAAACAAAGACTACGATGTTAGGACCAATCCCAGGAAATCTTTTGTTTTGTCCCACCCCGATGAGTCCAAACATGAGTATATGTCCGAGGATATTCTCATGCACATTGATGACTGGAACTCCGACAGGGGCGGTCATAGGAAGTTCTACATGAAGATGCATCATTGTTCCAGGGAGTTGAAAAATTCAGTCTCTATGGCTCAGCTGGAGAAATTATGACCTTGGGGCTGTCCATGATTATGAAAAATCAGGTCAAAGACCTGAAACGAATACTTGGTGGGTATGGCCAGTATTTCGATAAAATTTTCTTAACCGTCACTCATCGTCCGACCTACAACAAACTTAAAAATCAAAAACTGGATGGTAAGATTATTTTGTCCTACTTTGAATGGGTCGATAATTTCGGACTGACCAGAGAGTTTAACCGGAAACAAATTGATACTGATTATTGGTTTTGGATAGATACCGACGATACTATCGACCACCCTGAAAAACTACGGGAAATGGTTGATTTTATGCTCAAGAATGAACTCGATATTATGTACTTTAATTATAACTATTTCCAGAATATCCACGGTGAGGGTATTAACGACCACCGCCGGGAGAGAATTGTTCGAACCGCCGCCCCACTGTACTGGTCATCAGTCCCCGTCCACGAAACGATTATGGGCGAGTTCGCCCGCTCCGTCGCCGTTGAAGACATTACCATCATCCACCATAAAGACGAAAAGGGGATAAAACGCTCCCATGGCCGCAACCGTAAACTTCTTTTGGAGCATTTTAAAAAAACCAAAGACCCCCGAACAGCTTTTTATCTGGGTGAGAACTTTCTATCCGAGGGTAATGCCCGCCAAGCGGCCGAGTATTATCATTTCCTAATAGATAACGGTGGCTGGGATGAGGAAAAATATGATGCTTGGTTGAAAATAGCCGACTGCCACTACCGGACTAAAGGTTACCCGGAAGCGATTGTTTGTACGGATATGGCGTTACGTCTTTTCCCCGAAAAACCCGAAGGCTATTATATGAAAGTTATGATTTATGGGGCTACTAATGAACTATTCAAGGCGATTGAATGGAGCAAAGTGGCTCTGTCGAAACCGCCGATTCAGACGCTACGGATGGTTGACCCGACCCTCTGGCAATATCGGGGTATTTTTATGGCTGCCCAGGTTCATCTCTGGGCGGGTATGATAAAAGAGGCCTACCAGCTTTATCAGGAGACGGATAAACGGGCGTCGCATTTTATCGACGCTCACTCCAAAGAAACAAACGTCGATTGGCGTAAACTTTTTGAGGAGGCCTATGCCGATGATAAAGCCGTTGATTCCTCCCGTTATCTTCTACACTACGCTAAAGGTATGAAAGGTAAACCGGAGAAAATTCTGGAAGCCTTGCCCTATCGGTTGATGGCTGACCCCCGTCTAAATGCCGAACGTATTCAGTTATTCCCGCCCCAAAAATGGCCCCCTAAATCAGTCGCTTATTATTGTGGACAGGGACTTGAAGATTGGGGACCGGACACCCTCGATAAAGGTATGGGTGGTAGTGAGGAAGCGGTAATTTATCTCTCCAGGGAGCTGTCTAAGTTAGGCTGGCAGGTGACAGTCTTTAACGATAGGGAGGTTGAATATAATGATAACGGAATTATTTATAAGCCGTGGTCGTTACTCAACCCAAATGATGAGTTTGATGTTTTTATTGCCTCGCGGCTACCGGAAAATGCCATGGGCGTTAAAGCCCGCAAAGTTCTCATAGACCTACATGATACTGCCGAACCAGGCCGGATTTATGCGGTTGCCAGGGCTAATCCACAGGCCATGTTTATGGTTAAGAGTAAGTACCATCGGGACTGGTATCCGGAAGTTGATGACGACCATATTAAAATTGTTAGTAATGGAATAATGAGGTCACACTTTCTATGAATGAACCAAAAGGTAATATAAAGCGTCCTTATAGTGTTGGTTATTTTTCTTCCTATGACAGGGGTTTGGTGATTCTTTTGGGATTGTGGCCTAGGGTTAAAGAAAAAGTCCCAGAAGCCACTTTGGATATTTATTATGGTTGGGATATGTATGATAAATTTCACTCCCAAAATCCTGAAAACATGAAGTGGAAGTGGCAAATGATTAAAATGATACATCAACTGGACGGAGTCAAAGAAAATGGCCGAGTCTCGCATGAGAAGTTGGCTGAAGCTATGAAAGATATCAAGGTGCTTGCTTATCCTAGTGAGTTCACAGAAATAAATATGATAACAATGATAAAAGTTCTAGCAGCAGGGTGCATCCCCGTAACGACTGGTGTTGGGGCAGTACTTGAAACTCAGGGTGGATTTGGGTATACTGTTAGGTGTGATGATATTTACCGCAATGAAGAGAAACAGAAAGAATTTGTAGATGCGCTCGTTAAGGCACTTAAACAAGAAGATTATGACCCAAAACCAGCTCAGGAGTGGGCGGCTAAAAGTTATTGGGACAAAATCGCCCGTGTCTGGGATAAAGCTATGTCCTCTCACCCAGGGGAAAGTGGCTAAAGTCTGTGATTGTCATTATGATTTGGTTAAAAACTTTAAGTGGTTCTACAAACGAGATAATTATGACGGCTATGCCTGTCGGCAGACCAGAATTATACCCTATGGGTTGGGTCGCAGAGGAATTAAATACCAGAGGACGCTACCGATGCACCGTCTGATTATTAATGCTCCCCCCGATAGATTAGTTGACCACATTAACAGAGATAAATTAGATAATCGTTGTTCTAATTTACGCTTGGTGGACTTTAGCATAAATATTATGAATCGTGGCAGACAGCGGAATAATAGTAGTGGATATACTGGCGTACAATACCGTAAAGACCGCCAAAAATGGATAGTTCTGATAGGGCTCAATGGTAAGTATCGTAGACTTGGGAGTTTCAATACGCCCGAGGAAGCTAGCGCTGCCTACGAACAAGCCAAGAGGGAGCTATATCCAATATGAGAATAATGACCGTCGCCTATAAAGAAGAGCGTTTTCTGCCAAAATTTATCGAGTATTATAAGGATAAAGCCAGCGAAATCCTGGTACTTAATTCGACTGAACCCTGGTTCGGCGAACAGACCGGAGTAGATAATTCAGCTGAGATAGCCCGTAAATTGGGTGCTTCAGTCGTGGAGTATAACTGGCCGACCGAGCAAGACCAACGTAACGCTGGGCTAGAGTATTTTGGTGACGGATGGGTGATTGTGCTCGACCCGGATGAATTTATAGATAATAAGAATTGGGAGAAGTTAGTCGAAACGCTGAATAACTCACCTACAGAAATCAATGCTTATGTCGTCAAGAGACAGTTTACTTATTGGAAGAACGGTTGGGTAGCCCACCCACCAAGGGACTATAAAATGCTAGTAGCTGTTCGCTCTCCGGCTAAGTTTATCGATAAGCGGGTTATAAATGAGGGATTCGGAGTTGCACCAATAGACCTACACCATTTTTCTTGGGCTAGAACCGACGACGAGATACTTAATAAAATTACCCATTATGCCCATGCTCACGATTTTAATGTAAAAGAATGGTACGAGGACGTCTGGAAGCGTTGGCAACTAGGCGTAACTGATGTCCACCCCGTTACACCTGAAACCCTGCACCATTTTATCCCGGCTAATCCGCCTCCCGAAATTGAAAGGCTACATCTATGGCCGTAGATTATTCAATACGAGGTTATCTGCTATGGCTCAAATGACCAAAATAACAATTGAGCAGCATCTTAAAGCGGTAGAGGCACACATCTATGGTCTTTTTGTTAAAGTAGGTCTTGACTTTCGTGATGGTTGGGATGGTAAAGCGCTTACCAGAGAACAAGAGGATTGGCTCTTATCTCATTGTACCAAAGCAGCCATGAGATATATCAAGGAGGTAAGCAAGTGGCCAAAGTAAAAGTAGCTGATTGGGTTGATTATATAGTTAAGACTGATTCCAAAGATTATCTAAAAGCCCATCGGGATTGGGTTGAGAAGAACCGGTGGGGTTATGGCGACCGTGCCCTACACTACATGTGGTATAAACTTCTCAAGGAGCTACCCGATGAGGCTAGATTGATGGAAATAGGTGTTTACAAGGGACAGGTAATCAGCCTGTGGGGATTAATCGGGAAAAAACTGCATAAAAAATTTGATATTTTTGGTCTTGCGCCACTCAACCAGGAAACAACCGACGGTTACGGAAGCCATCCAGCGGTTAGTCAAAAAGACATAGATAGAATCCTCGATGAGTTTGAGACCAAAGCGACCATTAGCGATGGTTTTTCAACCGACGAGAAAATTAAACCAATCAAAGACCTGGACCTATTATTTATTGACGGTGGGCATGATGAGAAAACTGTCCGTAATGATATTGAGCGGTTTGCCGGAGAAGTTAAAGTCGGCGGCTATCTGGTTTTCGATGATGCTGGGTGCAATCTAGGTGATTTTGGCAACTGGTTCAAGGGTTTGCCTGATGTCAGCCGAGTTGTGGACGAATTTGCTCAGACCGATGAACGGTTCGAAGAAGATTCACGTTGTGGTTATGTGAGAATATTTAGGAGGGAGCGATGAGCCTTGATTTTAGCAAAGAATTTTATCAACCAAAAGGAGAACCAATGCTGGATTTAAATATGTTCCCAGAACGACAGTACAGGATTTTAGCAGTTATTGAACGAATCAGGGGTCAGGGTGGAGAGGAATACCAGGGCAGCGGTAGCACGGAACATAAGAGCCGTCGCAACCCAGTCAGAGAGGACACGGCACCACTCCTTCAAGCCTACGCCGCACTACTCAAACCTAGGCAAATCTTTGAAATGGGGACGGCCTACGGTTTTTCTACTTTGCATTTAGGTCTAGGCAGTTCCCAGAGTCGGATAATAACAGTTGAGTTTGAGACTGATGTGGCTAGTGAAGCTCAAGCTAATTTAGATGAGGCTGGATTGGAAGCTTTCGTATTTCATGGGACGGCTGAGAGTGCTATCCGTACGACTGTGCCTAAACCGGATTTAGTATTTATGGACCACGACAAAGGCTCCTACTTGAAGGACTTTCAATTATTGGAACCTAGACTGGTGCCTGGCGCCCTAATCCTAGCCGATAATGTCAATGACCGGCGGAGCGAGTGTGCTGATTTCGTTGACTATATGTTCGCCAAGTACCCTGATACGGAGATTTTGGCAACTGAATGTGGATTATTGGTGGCTAGAGTCCCGAGTTTCTCTCCATCGACAGCTTCAGTACGGGAAGCGGCCTATGTTGAAGCTTGATTTAGGTAGCGGAGACCATATAATACCTGGATTTACCTCAGTTGATTTGTATGATGAAGCGGCTGATGTCAGAGCTGATATTTGTGAACTACCATTCGACAACGAGTCGGTTAAGGAGATTACAGCCCATCAGGTGATTGAACACATACCCTATTGGAAGTCCAAACAAATGTTTGAAGAAATATACCGAGTATTAAAATTTGGTGGCACAGCAACTATAGAAACTCCCGACATAGATTATATTTGCCGAGCTATCTTGAAAGAGGGCTTATTAGATAAATGGATTTATAACCTTGTTGGAGAGTATTATCGTCCTTGGGATAAAGAGCGCTACAGTGATTGGGAAAATAACGCCGCTTCTATTCATCGTAACCCTTGGAATTGGGCTAGGTTGGAAAAAATTTGTCTACCGCTAGGTTTTAAAATGAAAGTAAACAATGAGAAGTACAGTGATTACCCGGAAAATCTTTCCGTCACGCTCTCGAAGCCTGATAACCGGCCATAGGGGTTTTATTGGCTCGCACCTAATGGAGACCCTCGAAGATGCTATTGGTTGGGACGTCAAAGAGGGGAAAAATATTCTTTTTACTAATACTAACGAGAGACTAGACTATATCTTTCATTTCGCGGCGACAGTTAGTATAGTTGACGCCAATGCCGACCCGCTAGCCAGCGAAATTAACAACGTACTGGGGACTATTAGATTACTAGACTTAGCTCGCAAAACTGGGGCGAGGTTTATTTTTGCTTCTTCTTCGGCCGTTGGTCAAAACATTCCATACGGTATTCAGAAACAAGCCTGTGAAGCCTATATTGAATTTTACCACCGCAACTATGGGGTAAAATATACAATTCTGCGCTACTTCAATGTCTTTGGCGAACGTATGAGACCCGACTTAGCCATCCCCGTTTGGTTAGAACAAAGGAGCCGTGGCGAGGCTCTAACGGTTAGGGGAGATGGCTCGATGAAACGGGATTATATTTATGTGGGGGATGCTGTCAAAAAAACCCTAGCACTTAAAGATACTCTGGGGACTTTTGAGGTGGGTTCGGGTATTGACCATACTACCCTAGAAGTAGCTCGAACCATAAGTGATAAAATAAAGTTTGTACCAGAAGAGGTGGGTGAGATGAAATCGACCAAGTCTAAATCCGCTACCCCGACGCTAGATGTAATAAAATGGTTAAAGGAGCTAGTATGACAAAACAATGGACAAGTTTTATCTTACCGATTTATTTAATTAACAACGAATTGCTGGAAGCCACTGAGCGTTGTCTAATGTCGATGTCTCAGGAGACTCCGAATAAAGTGATTATAGTTGACGATGGTTCACCCTTGTCTTTGGGTGAAGATAACTATTTTGTTAAATTAGTAAATGCCAAGATAATTCGCTTACCCAGCAATCAGGGCTACACTAAAGCCGTAAACGCCGGTTTAAAAGACGTTTCTGGGTCAATCTTAATTGTTGGCAATAATGACCTTCTGTTCCCAGATAAATGGTTGACGGCATTAATAAAACCTCTTCTCAACGGATATGATATTTCATCCCTGCCAACAGTGGAACCTGGTGCTGGGGTTACTACTAGCCAGCGGATAAGCGAAGGTGAGAAGTTTGGCAGTATTTTTGCTTTCAAACGAGCGGTTTACGATAAACTAGGCGGCCTAGACGAAGGTTTGGGTCGGGGTTATTTCACTGACTTAGATTTCCAGAAACGAGCCGAGGACGCTGGTTTTAGGGTTGGTAAGAACTATGAATTAGCTATTACCCACCAACCCAAATCAACCTATAAATTAGTTGACCCCGAAGACACTCAGTACGAAGAGTCCAAAATTAAGTTTAAGAAAAAACACGGTTCCATCTGGTAATTATGAAAATTAACTTCATTGTTAATGCCGTTTTCGATGGCTGGGAACCCACAGATACTCGACTGGGAGGTACTGAAGAGGGTGTCCGTGATTGGGCGATAGAGTTGTCTGGTAGAGGACACGATGTTCATGTTTACAGAAACTCCAGGTTCGATGATTATCGCTCCGTGACTCGTATCGAGAACGGCGCTTGGTTCGATTATCGGAGTGATTATTACGGAGGTGGTGATGTTTGTATAAACATTAAATCCTCGGAGATAGAACCCCTGGAGCCGACAATTTATTATACTAATGAGGTTGACGCTTCCCAAAAAGACCTATCCAGATACAAAGCAGTTATTCACATCTCTAATTGGGCTAAGGAAAATATCCCAGTCAATAACCCGAATGTTTTTGTGGTGCCTCATGGCTATGACCCGAAAAAGATTTTCCCAGGTATGAAAATTCCCAAACAATGTCTTTATGCTTCCTCACCAGACAGAGGACTTGATACACTATTAGAGGCGTGGCCTAGAGTATATGAGGCTCACCCAGACGCAAATTTAGTCTTAACATACGGCGGCCACGCTAATCTGCCAGGCGTTACTGCTCTCGGTGAAGTTGACGAAGATACAATGAACGAACTTTATCGGACGAGCGACATTTGGTGCCACCCAGCCAATGGCGGAGAACTTCAGTGTATCACTGGAATGAAGGCTCAAGCGGCTGGTTGCGTCCCAGTAATTATTCCAACTATGGCGCTTTATGAAACAGTAAAACATGGATTCTTTCTAACAAAGGAAAACTATGCCGCCGGACTAATCCAGGCCTTGACTAATAGTTATGACTATAGAGAAAAATTGCTTCAGGAGCATTTTACTACTATTAAGGAATCCACTGATAAATTGTTTGCAGTAATTAAAAATGTGATATAATCGACCTAACTTCATATGTAACCCCCTAGATGACCATAAGCGGATTTTTTTATGGGCGCTCCCGGTTACGATTCAGTCGACAACACACAGCGTGTAAAGGTTGTTGGTTCTTTACCAGTTACCATTGCTAGTGCTTTAGAAATTACTAATGACGCCGGTAACCCTATACCGGTATCTCAAGCTACTCTCCCTCTCCCTATCTCTGGTGTTATTACCTCGGGTACTATTTCAGTAGGGAATGTGCCAACAGTTTCGGCTGGGACAGTTTCGGTAGGGAATATTGTAACAACCACCTCCTCAACCCTTCCCCTACCGGTCGCTTTATCGACTAATCCCACAGTTATTCAAGCTACTTTACCGCTTCCGATTTCAGGTTCAGTCACTTCCAGTGGCACGGTATCGGTCGGTAATATTCCGGCGGTCACGGTATCGGGAGTAGTTACTAATACCCAAGCCACCCTACCACTACCTGTATCTCTTTCTTCCAATCCAACGGTCATACAAGCAACGCTGCCGCTACCTATCTCTGGTACGATTACTTCCGGAACCATTTCTATCGGAAACGTACCGACGGTTTCGGCCGGAACTGTAAGCGTCGGGAATAGCCCAGTAGTTAGTGTATCTTCGGGAACGGTATCAGTCGGAAACTCTCACGCCGTCACGGTATCTAGCGGTACCCTGAGCATCGGCAATGACGTTAATCTCACTGCTCTAGCCTCCGGTGGCTGGAGTGTTTTTTCAGCCCTCTCACTTGGTTCGCAGGCTACGGTATCGGCCGCAGCTGGTAAATTCGGTGGCGGGATGTTCCTGAATCTGAATGCAACTCCAGTTTTCATACAGGTCTTTGATGTGGCCGGAAGCTCTGCTGTCACGCTGGGTGTCAATATTCCTTCTTACGTTCTGCCGCTTCCATCGAGTGCTACCGCCGCTAACGGTGCCGGATTTGTCTTGCCACTGGAAGTTGGTATCAAACACACCGCCGGTATTAAAATAGCCGCTACGACCAACACCAATGGAGCGTCAGTTGTCCCTACCGGTTTGACCGGTTTCGTGCGATATGTATAATTATCGAGCGTTAAATAAGGATTTTTTTGAAAAGCACCAAAACAAACTGCTTTGGCTATTAAACAATAGGCTAACTTGTTACTGGTTCCGGTATATCCTGAGAATCCATGCCGACAGCAGCTCTGTCGGGAATAATCGAATTGACCAAATTCTGCCCCATGCTATCCGTTGGGGAAATACTTGGGAGTTCCGTACCCATGAAAAATATGGTAAAAGATTATATTTCGCTTTTAAACCTCTGTGGTGGACATTTCACTTCTGGGACTGGTCAATAGCCGATAGGTATGCCCCGAGACTGAGTTTTGGTTTTGCTACTCTCACAGCTTATCCTGACCCGAACCCTGAAACTACATCGGTAGATGGTTGGGTTGGGAGAGACGGGAGGGATGAAACCTGGGCTACAATGATAGCCGCCGCCGACGGTGATTCTGCTGTCGACACCGAGACAGGGGTATCAATTATCTGGGTATCGGGTTCTGTCACTACCAATCAGTTTGCGAGACTCAGGAGGGGAATAGCCCTATTCGACACTTCTGGACTAGGAGCTGGGGCAACTGTATCTGCTGCAACCCTATCGTTCTTCGGATTTGAAAAATATGATGGCGTTCCAAATGCTCCTACTACAAACGTGTATTCCTCGGCTCCAGCCTCGAACACTGCTTTGGGGGTCGGGGATTATGATAGTTTAGGAACTACGGCTTTTTCCACGGCCGTAACCCATGCCAACCTCTCTGAAAGCGCCTATGTTGATTGGGCGTTAAATGCCTCGGGACTAGCGGCTATCTCTCTCACTAGTATCTCTAAGTTTAGTCTTAGAAACGCTAACTTTGACGTAGGAGCTGTGGCGCCCGCATGGGCATCAGGAACCCTCTTTTATTGGAAGTGTTATTTTGCTGACCAGGCTGGAACCACTAATGACCCCAAACTAGTTATTACCTATACTACGGCGGCAGCCGGTGGCGACGCTCCATCCACCAACCCACTTATGACCATGGGTGTCAGTTAGACAAAACCCCTATTTATTGATACCATACAACTAAATGTAACCGCAGATGGCTTTATAGGTCTTCTTAGTGGCATATAAGAAAACTCCTGTGGCTCAGTGGAAGAAAAGATTTTCCACGGCTTCGGGCAATCAGGAACAGATGTTCAGGCGTTACACCCATTGGTATGACGCGCTCTATTCGGTCGTGTCCGTCGAAGCCGCTCCGTGGCGCAGTCAGGTTTATTTGCCGATTTTAGCCAGACAGACATGGAGCCTGGTGTCTAAGTTCCTAACCCTCAAGCCTGGCTTTGAAGTCCGTGTTTTGGATGAAGAGGCTGAAGAGGATGCTCAACTCAGAGCCGAAAAAGCCCAACGTAAATTAGAATATGATTATAATAATCCCGATTTCAGCGAAAGTATTAGAGATAAATTATTTTCTCCGCTACTGGACGCCGTAGTTTGTGGAACAGGAATGGCTAAAGTGCCGTGGTGTGTCGAGAAGAAAGAACGCTACGAACGTCAAGTTGATGAAGACGGCACTGCCGACTTAACCAAAGAAACTGTTTTTACTAAGACGGTTGGTTATAACGAACTGGAACCAGTTAATATTTTCAATGTCTTTGTCAGTCCTTCAGCTACCGACCTATATAAAGCTCCCTGGGTAATTATTAGAGAATACAAACCTCTGGCTGAATTGGAAGCCCGACTGGATTTCAATGGTAAGCCGTTTTATCAGAATCTCTCTCAGGTTAGCGGTTCTACTTCAGCCGACCCCAATAACTATAATCGCTCTCGAAACCGCCTACTCTCGGAACAGGAACAGAACGACAAAACCGTTGATATGGCCTGTATTTATGAGTGTTATGAGAATGGGAAAATCTGCACCTATGCCGAGAGTGGCGATAAAGCCTCTGACACTGGCTGGATATTGCTGTCTGAACGAAAAAACCCCTACTGGCACGGCAAAGTTCCACTGGTCAAATTTCACGTTAAGAAAAAACCCTACCAGTTTTGGGGAGAAGGATTGTTCGAAATTACCTATCGCCTACAGGCGGCTTATAACGACGCCTTCAATCACTTCTTTGACCAGTGGAATCTATCCGAAAACTCTATGCTGATGGTGCCGGAATCCGGCAATGTTAATGACTATGTGGTTGAGCCAGGCGGGGTGGTCAGCTATCGGGGCAATCAACCGCCAACCCAGTTTAAACACGCCGACCCCAATCCTAATAACCTTAGCACTATCCTAACTCTCTTAGACCAAGCCGTAGAAGGCGTGACGATTTCCCAGTATGCCAGCGGTGTACCAAATTCCCAGGCCGATAAAACTCAAGGCACGGCTACCGGTATCATGCGATTACAGGAAGCTGCTGGGGATGTAATATCCTTCTTCAAGGAAAACTTTTCTCAGTCAATCTTGCAAATTGGTCGGATGTGGCTGTCTAATAACCAGCAGTTCATGCAGTCCCCCCAACGAATTATGGTTTCTCAGGGAGGGCAAATGATGCCGATGACCGTTTCTCCAGCTGACCTACAGGGTGATATGCAGTTAATTATCGACGAAGCATCCATGCAACCGATGACCAAAGACCAGAAGCGACTTAACCGATTGACATTTAATCAACAACTACTGCTACTAAAACAAGCGGCCGATGTTCAGAGCCAGACTGCTGGCACTCCGCCACTACCGCTGAACTTCACGGAAATGGCTCAAAACCTAGCTGAAGACTTTGGTTATCAGAACTTCAACTCACTTTTGCTACCCGCTGAAGAAGCTCAATCTAATATGCAACAGATGCAAGCGACGATGGCTCAAGCCAAACAGAAACCACCCAAATCACCAGCCGAGAGATTCGGTATCAAATATGACTCCGCTCCACCTGACCTTAAGCGACAAATGGAAGCTGAGGCCGGTTTTCAACCCTCGCAAGCCGGTGAACCGCTCGACCCAGAAGTCGACGCTGAAACTTCGTCTATGGCTAATGAGCTGGCTAACAGTGGTTTCCTAGACCCTTCGGTCTTAGATTTTCTACCCCCGCCACCTAACCCTGTATCGAATTACACTAGAGCGCCGGAGGTTACGTCGTGAATGAACTAGACAAAATCAAAGCCCGCTACGAACGTGAGATAACTGATGGGCGCAAGGTTGAGGCTTTTATGAATACCGAAGAGTGGAAATGGTATGTCGAATCAGTCATTAATCCGACCATTGAAGAATATGTCCGTCGGATAATGAATGGCGAAATCGCCACCGACAAAGAAGACTGGATTGCTAGGGGTATTGTGATGGGTCTGAAGATGATTGTCGAAACCCCTAATCGTTTTTCTGAGGTCGCCGACCGAGCCAGACAAAAAGCTAAAGACTTGAAGGAGTTTGAAAATGGCTGAAGATTACGACGGCGAGATAGTCGAGATGATAGAGAAGGACAAACTACGTCCCCTGAACGACCCAAAGTGCCGTCATCTGAGACTGAAACGGGGGACAGATAGAATCGGCGATGCCGTAGAGGTTGGTTGCTTCGATTGTCCTGTTGGCTGGTTTTTACCAGAAAAGGAGGCCAAGAAATTACATAAGATTAGATAGCTGCTTATAGTGCTTCAAGGAGCGTTATAAGGAGCCATTTAAGGCTCAAACGTAAATGAAAGGTTAAATAATGGATGATAATACTCCATCGCCTGATAATCAGGCAAAGCTGGATGCCGTAGTTAATGCGGCAGTCGGCGAGCCGGAAACACCGGCCCCAAATGAATCAAATGTACCAGATGACCCACCAGCTGAAGCGCCTGCGCCAGTTGAAGCTCCGGCTCCGACTGAACCGCCAGTCGTGCCAGCTGAAGAAGAGGCGCCAGCCGAGGAAGAGGCAACACCTCTGCCTGCACCGCCGGTACCTCAGCTCGACCTAACTCAGCTACCAGTCGACGAAAGCGGCTATACAGACCTCAACAGTCTGGCGACAGCTATCAATCAAAATAATGTTGCTATAGCCGAAGCTGCCAGAGCGCAAGTTCGGGCAGAAGTCGCTGAACAGCGTCAGGAAGAGCAGCTTTGGGATAAAGCCTTCGAAAAATACCCTGACCTTAAAAACGATAATGAGACTAGAGACATGATTCAAAACACCCGTATGGGAGAAGTTTTGCAAGCTCTGGATAAAGGGCAGAAGGATGTAAAATTCCCGACCCCCGCTCAAGTCGCCGATAAGTTCTTCAAGAAAGTTGGCGCCGCCAAGACCGAAGGCGTCAAGCAGACCATCGAGAATGTCCGGGTTCAACAATCCGCCCATCTTGAGACTGCTTCGACAGTTCCGGCTAGTGGACAAGACCAACTACTGTCCCAGATAGCTGACCCCAACCCAATCGTTGCGGAAAAAGCTCAAAGGGAAATCCTCAAAACCGCATTATTCGGTAGCGAGAAATAACAACTTAAATAAAATTCTTTAACTAGAATTTAGAAAGGATTACCATGGCTATTACCTATACCTTGGCCAACAGGGTACGCAGGGAGTAATCTCTGTGAAAAAATATCTCTCTGAATTCGGTGGAACTCCTACAGCTGAAAAGTATGGGACAACACCGAGCGAAGCTCTAGCCTGGCTTGCTGGGATAATTGAGGGCGAAGGTTCCATCGCGAACTACGCTAAGAAATTACGTCCAGGAAACGGCCAGTACAACTACAATAGGGGTATCTTAATTGTAAACTCTGACGAAAGATTACTCGATAGAGTATGCGAAATATACGATACACTAAAGCTCAAATACAGTAGAGTTCGTAAAACTGCCAGCATCAAGCGGTATCCACAGTCTTTTAGATGGACTAAACCCTGTTATGTGATATCGTTGAAGCGAATAGATGACCTACGATATCTATTACCACTCATTGCCCCCTTCATGGCTGGTGAGAAAAAGCAGAAATGCGAAGAACTCTTAATGACTTTAGAGCAGCATAGAGCGCGTGTAACGACTAAGCGAGAGACCCCGCAATTAATGTTTGCGGGTGAAGCTATAGTCTGAGCTGCATAGGAATATGCAGAGTTGGGCAGAAATGACCCAGCCATCCCGACAGGGAAAGTAACAACACTGACGATAACCGGGCCATTCGTGAGAGCTTGCTTGACCTCATCGTCAACATTTCTCCCGATGAAGACCAGTTGTATGTTGGTTTACAAAAGTCAAAGGCTACAGCCGTCCAACACCAATGGAATACTGATACTTTGGCCGCTATATCCTTGGTAGCCCGTGTGGAAGGTGCCGATGCGACATTCGCCGCTCGTACCAATCCAACCCGAAGTTCAAACTGGACTCAGATTATTACGTCTGAATTCCAAGTTTCAAGTTCGGACCGAGCTTCCAATCCAGCCGGTTTCAAAGACCGATACTCCTACGAGATGCAGAAGGCTATGAGGGAATGGCGCCGCTTTGCGGATTACGCCGTCCTTCGTTCGACCCTCATCTCCGGTACCGGTTCGGCTGCTCGCCAGATGCAAGGTATTAAGTATGCGATAAGCACACTTTCTACTGCACAATCAGGCGTTTCGCTGTCTGAGAACATAATGAACACCTACCTCCAAAATGCTTGGAACCAAGGTGGAAATGTCAATATGTTACTCGTCGGTGGCACCCTGAAGCGACGCATCAGTGGCTTCACTAACACCAACACCCGCTTCGTCAACGCTGACACCAAACAAGTTTACAACGCCATTGATACTTATGACTCCGACTTCGGTCGAGTTGAAGTACACAAACACCGTTGGGTAACTGTTTCTGGGGACAACAACCTAGACATCGTTGGCCTAGAAAAAGAAAAATGGGCTATTGCCCACCTCGACGAACCTCACTACGAGGAGATTGCCAAAACTGGTCTTTCCAGTAAGGGCATGATTGCCGGGGAACTAACAGTCGAAGCCCGAGCTGAAAACAGCTCATTCATTGGCTTCGCTCACCTTTAAAACCAGAGGGGTGAAAGGCCCCTCATCACCATGTTTCCAACCCAAGCCCTAAACACCTTTTCTAAAGCCATAGACCGGGTAATGAAAGAACCGCCCGGGCCTTCGAGATGGCTGGAGGCTAGAAAACTCTGGTTTTCCCTCAACCCCGACAACCCAACAATCAATCGGATGTGCGCTGAGGATAACGCCGAGTTCAGACGGAACATAGTCAAAAATAAAAAATCCAACTGGAAAGCTGCCTACCGGCTTCCCGTGGGTGCTAAATACGCCATCGAGCGAGCCGACCCACAAGCCTTTAGTCGGGACAACGAAAAGAAATTCATTAGAACCTTCCCCGAATATTCGAGGATTCCATAGAAAGGAGAAAATAATGGCTCTAACGCTAACAACCATAATGCAAGACCTCAGCTATCTGCTGGGTGAAAGCTCTGTGCCGCCTTCCGGTACAGAAGATAGACAGCGCTTCGTGGCAATGGCCCTGGAACGAGCTTATCGTAGTTACGATTTTCCGTTCACCAAAGCCACGGCAACCGTTTCGGTCGCCAGTGGTATTGCCACTCTACCGGCAGCTATTCGTCAGGATTCGATTCTTGATGTCCGCGTGCTGACTTCTGGTGCTAATGCCGATAATGTCTACCAACAAATCCCTTACGAGTACCAGGACAACTACGCCGCCGGGACTTACAAATATTGGCTAACCGGCCAAGAAGGTACGGGAACCTATTTGTTAAACACTAGTGAGTCTGGTACACCGCTACTGACCATTCGCTACACCACCACCACACCGTCCATCAATGCTTCTGTGACTACACCATTCCCATCGAGTATGTGTTTGGCAAGAGGCGCATTGGTCTACTTCCGCCAAGCCGAAGACCCCAATGCTGATCTGTCCCAAGAAGAGGCTTTGTTCCAAAAAGAACTAGAAGAAGTCATCTCCCAGTACAATCGTTCTCGACCGCAACGTCGAGGCCGCAGTGTCCATGAGGCTGCTTCAACCTATCCAGGTGATATAGGCAACTTCTAATGGCCTTACGGGTACCCAAAAAGGTATTCCGACGCCAATTTGAACCGCAGTATCAGGTTAGGCCGAAGATTGCAATACCGCCTAAAAAGTCTGCCGAGCGCAAGGTTTTACAATTACCCGCTCGGCGGCCTACGGTATTGCCCAAAAAAGTCTCTGCCGAGCGCAAGGTTTTACGTCCCACACAAAGACTGACCGCTATTCCAGCTAAACAAACCGCCAAACCACGGCTAGTTTCCAATAGCCCTATCAGGAGACCTATAGCCATTTCTGAGAAGGGTGGTGGTAGGTCTATCAAACAAACCTACTCTTTTAGGGCGCCCGTGATGCTACCTAGAAAAGCCTCCCAGCCCAAACGAGCCGTCACGACGCAACCAGTCCAATCAGAGGCTGTTCCTCAAAGAAGAGAACAATCTCCCCTACAATCAATGGAAGTCATAAATGTCGGGCGAGGTCTTAATAATCTTATTTCAGATAATCTCATTGATGACCGAGAAGCCTCGTCCCTACAGAATATCCAATTTGTAGAAGGTGGGGCGGCGGCGAAAGCCTATGGCTACACGGCTGTCGGCAGTGGTCTATCCAGCGCCCCTAGAGGGTTAGGCTTTTATAACGATACGGCGAATGATGACCGTTATCTTCTTACTGTAGACGGGACGGCTCTCAAATACCTCGATGGTTCGACCTGGACGACAATTTCAGGAGCCACTCTAAGTTCCTCGGCTCAGATTAACTTTACTCAAGGATTGGGCAATATGTACATCTGGGACGCTACCAGCGGGGGCTGTAAACTGGCGGCCGCTACCTTGACCCGCCCCACCACGACCCCTAAAGCCAGTTTTTCTATCTTTTATGCTGGTTATCATATTGCATCCGGTGTAGCTGGACAACTAAACCGAATTTATATATCAGTCTCGACCGATGCTGCCGACTTCACAAACGCCACTGGGGAACTTTCCGACGCCACAGGCGTACCTGGAGCTACGACTTTCGCTGGAACTGGAGCTAATTATGTCGACATCAATAAACTTGACGGTGATAAAATCACCGGCCTGGCAAAGTTCCAGGATGCTTTGATTATCTTTAAAGAGAAAGCTGTTTTCCAAATGACCTTTGATTCCACTGGTACGCCAGTGGTAGCTGCTATTTCCAAAAACTACGGCTGTGTTTCGCACCGCTCCATAGATAATGTCGAGAACGATGTCTTCTTCTTGTCGAGAAACGGAGTCTATGTCCTAGGGAACGAACCCAACTTCTATAATGTTATCCGAACCAATGAGCTATCTTCCCGAATCCACCCAACCATTGAAACTCTTTCACCAGCCTACTACGCTAACGCCACAGCTATCTTCAATCAGTATGTTTACTACTGTGGTGTCACTACTTCCGGTACAACCAACAATAAAGTTCTGACTTATGACAGACGATTTTTAGCTTGGAGTTTACTCGACCACTACACGCCTGAGTGTTTTACGATGTTCACCGATTCTTCCAATGTCGACCACTTCTATTTTACTGATGCAGCGGCGGCAAATGTTTACGAGATAACTAACATCTCTAACGCTAATGGGTCGGCCATCACCGCTCAGTGGACTTCTAAGTCTTTTGACCTGGGTGATTTCAATGTTTACAAGCGATGGGTTGACTGTACGATTCTATTCCGTCAGTTAGTTGGACAGGTTACGTTAGACTTTATCACCGATAACGGCACGGTCTCGAAATCGACCACGATTACTTCCAGCGTCTCTGGGGGAATGGGAACTGAAACTCTCGGCGAAGAACTTTTAGGTGGGTCGGCAGCTTCCAGTTCTTCGGTAGCCACCGCTACCAATAATATCCCTTATAGGGTAAAATTAAATGTCAAAAGCCGAACCATCAAAGTAAAGGTTTCCAACGCTAGGAACAATGAAACTTTTGTAATCTTAGGTCTAGCCTTTAGGCATAGACCATATAGCCCATTCAGTTGGCCTAGTAGTTTGAAGGTGACATAAGATGAATCCGAGCAAACTTAAAAGATTATTCGAGGCGGCAGAAAAAACTGCTTATCGCTCTCAAAGACCCTACCAGCCGATATTGGGTCAATCTCATGACCCGTTCTCCAAACCTGACTCAATTACCAACTATTATCTGCCCCAGACGCCGGGTAGCCAGGCAGCTGGCGGCGCAGCTTTACACTCGGCTGATAAGGTCTACCGATATACGCCTAAGTTTCGGAGTTTATTGGCTGCGACTAGGCCTGAAGTTGTCCAAGCCAGTCTGGGTTTAGAGTCTGGCGGTGGATTGACAGGAGGAGGGGCAGCTGGTCTTTATCTAGGGGCGTCCAATCCTTTCAATAAAATTCTTATAGCTGATTATCGGGGCGCACAACAAGTCGGTACTCTAACCCACGAGGGATTACATGACGTATATGCCAGAGGGACAGGCAGAGATGTTTTTAAGGCGGCCTACAATCAAGGGATTTCTCCTGGCCTACGAGAGTATCTTCAGGGTCAGTTAGCTGGATATTCAGCAGGTCAAAAATTGAATGATTTTTCCAGGTTGGAGTCTTTGCCGCCAGAAGTTCAGAATGAAATACATTCATATATTCCTGAATACTATACTAATGTAGCTCCCGTTTATCAGACGGGTATGCCTAAATTGCAAGCAATGCTGCGGAAGCGGGGGACATACCCTGAACCAATATCGCCAGCTTTGAGGGATTACTATAATCAGTTTTTCGATATAGCTGGAGCGGCTGAAAGAGAAAGAACCAAGCGTTCGTTACAGAGGACTTTCCCGACTATTTTTTCCCAACCCCAAGTACGTTAAAAAACTTGACAAGTATGGTATTATTAAAATGCTAAACACGGTAGCTTAGAATATAATTGTATTCAGAAAGCGCTCGCCCACCGTGTTTAGGCGGGCGTTTTCTTTTTATAAATGTAACCTAAATGACATATACTTTTACAAACTGTAGTTTTCGGCCTACCCAAAACCAAGCGAACAATCATTTACTATAAGGAAAGTCTGGTGGTAGCGCTAAGTCTAGGAGTCAGATATACTAGCCCCTGTAACGTCGCTCCTAGCTACGCGGTGCTACCAGAATGGTTACTTTGCTAAAACGTAAAAGACACACCCCTAAGCCTGGCTACAAGGAGGGGGCTTCTGTACCCAAAATTCTAATCCTGTTGACCTTTATTGGACTTCTGTGGTATCCTCCACTTAATCAGCAAAATGTAAATTCACATGTCGTCAAACGAGAATTTACTAGTATGGCTTTTCTGGATTACGTCAAAAAACTAATAGTCAATAAGGGTAAGGCGACTTCCGCACAAGGAACAACCTACGGGGGTTTTTACGATAAAGCTCAAAAAACGGGCAGTGGGGTGCCCTTTGCTATCCCTGGCTATAACCCTCAAACTAATTTATGGTCTGATGCGGCTAGCCAACAGCAATATGCAGATTTCTTTGGCGTTACGCCCTCTGGTGGAGTCGGCGGCGGTGGTGCTGGCGGAGGTGGTGCTGGCGGAGGTGGTGCTGGGACGGCTAACCCCACAACTACAGCCCTTCAGCAAGACATTCTAGGTAAAATTTCAGCCCTTCAGGGTACCTATAATACCTTATTCAGTAACCAGAACCAGTACATTGGCGAGCAGGCAAATCAAGCTATAGGGAATTACGGCCAGCAGGCAGAAAATCTGGGTCAGACCTATGGGAAAACAACTGGCCAGTTGGCTAATATTTATGGCGCCAGAGGTTTAGGGTCAAGTTCTTATCAAACCTCGGCTTTGGAAGACGCTGCCAGCACTTACGGCCAGAACCTCGACCAGATTATTCAGAATCAGACTGGTACTCTCGGGCAAATAGGTCAATATGCGGCCACCGCCCGACTCCCCTATCAGAATGTTCTATCGCAATACCAAGCCCTAGCTCCGAATCTAGGCCAATATAGCCCAAGTGACCTGCAGTCCTTGCAGGGTTCTCTGACTGGTAGCTTACAAGATGCGACTTCAGCTGCTGCTGGAGTCGGTACCAATCAGAAGTTCATGGGCGGGTTGCAGGCAATTACTCCTATCCAAAATCAAGGCACCGCACAGTTAGCCGCCCAGCTCCAGAGATTAACGACCTCCTCAGCACCCATTTTCGCTAAGAAACAAATTGCCGCTGGTCTTATAAAAGCCGCTAATTTACAAGACCCCAACGCCGTCAATTATTGGCAAAATTACTGGCAACAGCTTCTAGCCCAAGGAACCTAAAATGGCTTTGAGCCTTGGGAATCTCCTCCGGGGCGCAGTTGCCCAAGTTAGTCCTTTCGACAGGGGCAGGACTTTCGGGACATATAATCCACCTCCGAAAAAGATAAACGTCGCTCAACTTAAAGAGGCTCTTAGAAAACAACAGATAAGCAGGGAGCAGTTCCTCAGACAGCTCTCTGGTCCACCTCCACCTGGAAAATACAGTCCAGGGAACATTGCTGGTGCGGCTGGACAGGCGACTCAGAGAGTACTAGTCCAGCCAATTCTCAGGGGCGGAGTTAGAGGTGCTCAGAGCATTACCAAGGCTCTTCATCCTGAGATACCGATGCCACAACAATTTAGTCCATCAGGCAGAATACAAACTAATTTATTGGGTACTACTCCGATTGATACTTATCAGAAAAGCTTTGCAGAAAATCAACAGAACCGAGGAGCATTGGCGGCCTCTGGTTTGTTACTGGGTTCAGTTCTCGGCGACCTACCCATCGGGCCAGGCAAAACTATAAAAGGGGTTAAGGGTGCAGTTGCTTCCTCAGCCACTAAAGAAGGAGCTAAGGTTATTCCGAAATTAAAGATAAGACAATTCCCAGAAACAGTCAAAACCTCTCAAATAGTTCAAGCCAACACACCCCTAACGGCTAAAGAATTAAACCAGATAATTGATGAAGTTCCTTATATGGTACGACCACAAAAAAGTGTATTAAAACTGGCGGTCAAAGATTTCAACAAGAACCCAGGACAGGCTCTAGCAACTGCCCTGGTACCAGCCAAAAAAGCCCTAACCGATAAACAAACGGCCGACAGATTAGTCCTTTTGGCCCACCACCTTAGACAGGGCGAGGGAGAGGTTGCTGGGCAAATAACTAAGGCTCTAGCTCCTGGTGGCACTGAAACTGCTAGAGGACTAGCGATGTTTAATGCCATCAATCGTACTACTCCCAGTGGAGCTTTTCACTGGGCAACTAAGCTAGGAGCTGATTCACCAACAGCCATGAAGTTTTACCGGCGGGCAGTTGACATTGAAAAAATCCCCAAAGGCCGAGAAAAAGATTTAGCTCGGGCCGTTCTATTACGAGATACAGCTTTGTTGGATACTAGCTCTGGCGGTGAAAAAGCGCAGATGTCACTTTATCTGGCGCAGTTGCTTAATGCCAAAACTGCCGCCCGAAATATTGGCGGTAACATAATTGCTAACATAGGACAGAATGTAGCTGATGTTATCGGCACATCCCTAGACGCCGTGGTGAGCGCAGTCACCCGTAAGCCCCGCTCTACTTATTTTCCCAATCTCATAACTCAGGCTAAGGGACTCGGGAGAGGCGTAAAAGAAGGTTTTCAGGAAGCGAAACTGGGAGTCAGCCTAGGCGGTGAAAGTAAATACGGTTATAGGGCTGGAGTCTTTAAGGGAAGGGTCGGTAAGAATCTGGAAAAGGGTCTAGGTTTTGTATTGGGAGTAGCCGACAAAGGTTTTAGAAGGGCAGCCTATGACCAGAAGCTCAAAAATCTGATGAAAGGAGCTAAGGTTCAAAAACCAACCAGAGAATTGATGCGGAAAGCTGACGAGTACGCTACCAATATGGTTTTTGAGGATGAGGGGCTTTTGGCTAGGGGAGCGATAAAACTCAAAAAAGACGTACTAAATGCCGGTAAAGAGTTTGGGGTTGGTAGTATAGTCCTCAACTACCCCCGCATTCCTGCTAATTTAGTGAACATGGCAATTGATTTTTCGCCCGGTGGTCTAATAAAAGGTCTAGTAGATGTCGCCAAACCCCTAGTTCGCAAAGGAGCTTTTAATAAAGATTTATTCGTCAGGAATGTTTCAAGGGGTATAACTGGCACTGGTGGTTTGGTCGGAACGGGAGCAATGCTCCATAAACTAGGAATTATCACGACCGACGAGAACAAAGAGAATAGGGACTTGGGTGCCCTACAGAAAAGCACCGGTTTAGGTAAATACAAAATAAATGTATCAGCCCTCAAGCGTTATGTTCTGGGCGGATTTGAGACCGATGACGCCAAACTCCAAGTCGGCGACCAATTAGTGAGTTATGATTGGGCACAACCCCTGGCCATCTCTTTGGCTATGGGGGCCAATTTGGATGAAGCTAATAGCCAGACGGGTGGTAAGGATAAATTGAAGGTTGCTCTGGGTGGTACTATCGGAAACGCCGCCGCCGGAGTCGAAACACTGACTGAGCAACCCCTTTTACAGGGCGTGCAGCGTCTAGTCGGTAATCGAGGTGGACTTATCCAGGGAGTAGCAGCGACCGCTCAAGCCGCCCCTTCAGCTTTTATCCCAGCATTAGTTAGGCAGGCTAGACAACTAACGGATAATACAGCCCGGAATACCTATGACCCAACATTCGGCGGTAAAGTAGTGGCTACGATTGAGAATGCTATCCCTGGTTTATCAAAACGTCTATCACCCCAAGTTAGTCCTTTGGGCGATGTCAACGAAGTCTATCCGCAGGGTGGCAATAATCCATTCAACGTAGCTGTCAACCCAGCTTTTGTTAGTAATTTCAAGCCCAATGAAGTTACTGGCGAGGTCACTAGACTCTATAACGAAACTGGTGATAAGAAAATCGTACCCAATCCTATTAGTGGTACGCAAAATATCGGTGGCAAGAGTCTGATTCTCGACCCTGAACAATACTCCAGGCTACAAACAATTTACGGCCAGACCAATAAACGCCTATTGAGCAACCTTTTCAACAGTCCCGAATATCAACAAGCTGACGATGGCTTGAAGGCTAAATTGGTCAGCAATAGTGTAAGCGACGCCCTAAGAGCGGCTAAACTTCAACTCTTCGGTGGGACGGGTAAGAAAAATGAGGAGACTATCAAGGCTGGTGGAATACCCGATTACAGCGGAACTATAAAAGCCGATAAGAGAGAGAATATCCAGACCAAATTCGACCAGAGCGTTATCGACCTCTATGCCAAGAGTAAAACCGAAATTGCTACCCAGCTAGCTAACAATCCTAATAAAGACCAAGTCTACTCCCAGCTTCAACAATACGATAATGCTCTTTCAACCGCTGGTCTGATTAAAACCCCAAAATTCAAAACTGGTCTAACAGCCCAAAAAAGTGGACGGAAAAGCACTGGTCGTCCTAGGGGTAGACCTAGGGGGTCGGGAAGGTCAGGCAGTAAACGGACTGCCAAACTAAAACTATCTAAAGCGCCTAGAGCACCCAAATTAAAAATAGCCAAGTCTCGAATCCGTAAGGTTAAGAAGTTTCGGACTAAATCCAGCAGAATCAGAGTAAAAAAACCTCGTAAAATCAGGGTCAAACGATGAAAGTATGTTACACTGTCCTCAAATGTAATCTGCAAATGTCCTCAACCCAAGGATTATTGTGGCAACCACGGCTCTAGGGTACGACAATTTCTTTTCAACGACTTTGAGCGCTGGCATTACAGCATCAGATACGACTATCTCGCTTAATGCCCTACCAACAGCTTCAGAGGGTTATCTGGTCATTGAACCCGATTCTTCGACAGCTAGGGAGATAATTTATTACACTTCGAAGACTGGTTCGGCTGTAGTCTGCCCTTCGGCTGCTGCTGGACGAGGCGTGGGCGGTACAACCGCTGCCTCCCATGCCATCAACTCGACAGTTGAAATGAACACCGTAGCTGAAATGTGGGAAGCCCTACAAGACGGAACAGGTATGGCTGCTGGTTCAATCAAACCCTCTAATCTAGCCGCTGGCACCGGTTCAACATGGGCATGGCAATCATGGACACCGACCTTCAGTAATGTCAGCGGCGGGTCATTGAGCTACGCCAAATACAATCAAGACGGTAAAGATGTTAAATGGCGACTTAAATATGTTATGAATGGAGCTAATATTGGCGGTGCTATCACTTGGACTCTACCGATTGCTGCTAGTTCAGACTATGCCGCAGATGACATTCTTGACGCTAGGGGAGCTTTTTTAGATGCTGCTAATAACCTTTATGACGCTAAAATAACCTATGCAGCTTCTAGTCAGGCCCATATGCGACCGGTAAATGCGGCTGGGACCAACGCTGTTTTTGGTGCTGAGGCCAGTACCACAAACCCCTTCACTTTCGGTAATGCCGACCAGTTTACTGCTGGTGGTGGCTATGAGGCTAACTAAAGAGCTAACTAAAGAAAGGAAATATAATGAGCAAGACCCATAAACATGCTACGGATTCAAAAGCTGAGAAGCACATGATTGATAGTGTTGATACTTCTTATCGAGCGCAGACTAGTTCAATGTCAGATGGCCAGCCTAAAATGGGCGGTTTTCAGATGCGGGCCAAGAATACAACTATGGCTAAGACTACGGCTTCTGGCACATCTAACTTGGCTAAATCTAAGAAGGTCTAAAATGCCGTTCAAGAGTGAAGCTCAGAGAAAATTTATGTGGGCTAAACATCTTGAAATTGCTAAAAGATGGGAAAAAGAAACTCCCAGGAAGTCCCTACCTAAAAAAGCTCTAAAGACTATCCGAACCCATGGCGTAAGAATAAGACTTGGTGAATAACATGACAGTTAAAGAAATTGAACGCTTGGCAACCCTAGAAGCTGATATGAAGTTTGTAAAAAGAGCTGTTGAAAACCATATACCTACGGCCTTGAACAATCTCGATGTTAAAATCCAAAAGATTAACCTCCGACTAGCTTATGCTTCAGGCGCTTTGTTCGTCCTACTGACTCTTGTGCAGATAGCAATTAACAAATGGTGGTAGAATGAGCGCTAACGCTTGGGCTAATCAATATCTAGGTCAGCAGATAGCTGATAACTCCGGCAACTACCGAGGCGAGTGCGTGTCGTTTATCAAACGCTATGCTCAGGAAGCCCAGGACGTGCCAAACGCCGATTCGGTTCTATACGTCCCCGAAGACAAAGCTAAGAACATGTGGCTAAAATTTACTCCGGCGATGGCCAAGTATTATGATAAAGTTAATGTGCCGAAAGTCGGTGACATAGCGGTTTATAATGGTACTAAGTACGGTGACGTAGCGGTTTACATAGGTAGTGGAAGGGTTGCCGGACAGCTCGGTACGCCAGTTTTCAAGCCGGTCGCTATCAGACCCGTAGGTTCACCAATAGGTTATTTAAGAAGAAAGGGAAATATGAATCAAGGAGACGTAATCGCAAACATTAGACGAGGGCTTTTAGACAGGTTATGGAATGGGGCGGGCGTTGACCCATCAAGAGTAAAAGACGAGGTCGCCGCCACCGATGAGGCGTTATCTAATATTGATGCCAAGAACAGAACCGTGAATGATTTAACTCGTAAGTTAGAGATTGCCCAGGCTGCCGCTGGAGATGGCACTAAATGGCAGACCCTCAAGGCTCTGATTAAGCAACTAATAAGTTAGGAGTAATGATGAAAAAAGCAACCCAAAAGAAGTTTAGCGACTTATTGGAACGCGCCGCTTGGACTTTTGTCCAGGCATTCGCTGCCGTTGCCTTAGTTACGCCAGTTTCCGGTGGTGTAACTACCCGAGCTGCGGCACTCGCAGCCGGTATCTCGGCTCTCAAGACATTCGTAAAAGAGACGTTGTAGGTATGAGATGGAGCGTTGCCCAAAAGCTAGGGCAGACTGCCCTCGTAGACTAAGCAAACGCGGCTGTACCGTAGTGCAGCACCATATCTGGTTCCCTGAAAGTGCTTATAAAACCAAACTAGAAGTAGAGTTTAGGGAGTTGTGGACTAATCGTGTGCCAATGTGCGCCCAAGAGGAACACGAACTCCATCTTTTAGACCAACCGCCACCCAAACCGACCAAAGAAGTCATGCGCTACTGTGTAGAGGCGGAACGTACCCGCAGAGAACTGGCCGTTAGGCCGCTAGGCAGGCCATGAAAGATTACGGCATCGCCATAGATGGCGAGATTAAATACCTGACCCGTGAGAACTGTGGGGTGGCTCTGTTTCGTAACAAGCCTGAATACGATTACCTCGATTACTGGGAAGTGCGAGATGATGATGCACAGGAACATTGGTGGAGTTTTAACCCTCTAGTGGCTAGATGGATTGGGGGGATAGCTTTACACCCGGTCGACCAGCGAGAGTTACAACTAGCCGAACGTAGTCATGGAACTTTTAAAGACCAAACTGACTGGAACCCGCCAGTTCTAATCGAAGACGAACCTACCAAAGCAGAGACCGAACTATATACCCAACACCTAATTGGCCATGCCCTGGATGATGACGAACATCTGCACTCAGATTTAGCCAAAGCTCTAAGGGAGGATTTCGATGGAAACTAAAAGCTATGAGCAGATAGGCGAAGTCGAGCGGCTTAAACAGGAACTAGCTGATACCCGCAAACTTTTACGGGATAACGCTCGTGCCGATTCGCAGACCCGATTGGTAATTGACGCTCTAAAAGAGGTCGTGCCAGCCCGCAGGGAAGTTCCGCCAGCCAAAGCCTTAAAATTGGGTCGTCTGGCCGTCAAAACATCAGGTATTTTGGACATAGGTGACGTTCATTATGGGGAACTCGTTACAAGTAGAAGCACCGGAGGGGTGGCCGAGTACAGCCCAGAAATAGCCAAAGCCAGATTTGATTACACAGTTAAGGAAGCTATCCGTTTAGGCAAAGAACATAAAATCTCCTCAATCTGGGTAATTGGTGGGGGCGATATGATTTCGGGAGACATCCACGATGATTTGAGCCGCTCCAACGAGGTCATGCCGATTGAGCAGACCTTAGAGTGTGCCGAGATGATGTATGGGGGGTTGGAAAAACTTTGCCAAGCCTTTCCAGAGGTCAACTTCGTGGGTGTCTCCGGCAACCATCCCCGGATGTACCGTGTCCCCTTTTATAACCGCAAGCAGATTGAATCTTTAGACTTTATGCTGTATAAAATGTTAGAAGCCAAAGGCGTCAACCAACCCAACCTAAAGTTCCATACGCCTGAAAGTTTTTGGACAATAATAAATGTCGAGGAGCGGAAGTTTTTAGTTATGCACGGCGACACTATCAAACAGCAAAACTCGATGGGTCTTCCCGTATATGGATTTATGAAAGAGGGCTGGAAGTGGGGAAATATGCGAGACCAGGTTGGTGACTTTGATGATATGATGCTTCACCACTTTCACACTCCAACTAGATTGAATCTAGGTAGCGGCAGCCTATTTGTTAATGGTGCGCTCAAAGGAAAAGATGATTTTTCCCTCGCCGGAACCCGTTTACCAGCTCCAGCCTGCCAGCGATTTCTGACTGTCGGTGGCGGTAAAGTCTTGGCCGATTATCTAATAGAAAGCGAGCAAATACGATGATAGAACGACGAGCCAGCGGTAATACGACATACCCCCTTAAACCCCAAAAACCGGAGATGGGGGTGGAAATTCCCGTCAAAACCATGTTAGCTGTATCGGTCGGGGCGTTAGCATTAGGAGGGTATCTATTGTGGAAAGTCTGACGACCCATGAACTCGAAAAAGACCGGCTGATAAGGGAAAGCCGTGATATAGAAAATTATTTGGGGTTTCTTAAAGCCAGATTGGAGAGGTTAAATATCCTTGAAGTCGAGGATATTTATGACCCTGAAGTTTGGCGGTCAGAGGAGTTTATCCGACTGACTCTCGGTAAAGAAGTTAAGATAATACCCTTAGAGATAGACCATGCGAGCGATTGAGGTTCTTTGGAAGGACGCTAATACCGCTTCGGGCTGGTTGACCCGTGAGGAAGCTCTGGCCACCCTACCCCAACTATGTCGGTCTATAGGCTATTTATTACTCCAAGACAAAGAACAGCTCATTATCGTCCAGTCCGTCCAGGAAGGTAATGAAGATGTCGGCGACGCCCTGTGTCTTCCCATCGATAGTGTACTTGATATAAAGGATTTAACATGACGCTTGAAACAGTTAGAACTTTAGGGACAGTTATTATTCTGATAATCCAATTATATTTACTTTTGCACGGAGGTTATTGATGGACTGATTAAATCTACTCAGCAGAGAGCTGCCGGTTCCTCAAGCCCACCTCCAAACTCTCTTTTACCGGCAGCTTCCTGCTAAGCAGGAAGGGAGCTGTATGCGTTTTTTACTTTACGATATAGAAAACATTGGAATACTCGGCTGGACATTCGGGCCGGTATACGAAGCTCAGATTTTACACATTGAACACTACCCGCACCTACTAACCGTAGCTTGGAAGTGGCTGGACGAAAATAAGATACACGTTTTAGGGCTAGATGACTTCAGGAGATATAAAAAAGACAAATGCAACGATTTAGAGTTAGTTAAACACGTTCACAATCTATTCAATGAAGCCGACGTAGTTCTGGGGCACAACTCAAAGAGTTTCGACGATAAAATGATGGGAGCTAGATTCCTATACCACCGCTTAGGTCCGCCAGTGCCTTTCAAGCAACTAGATACCAAACAACTAGGCAAAAAATATGCCCGTCTGACTTCCAACAAATTGGATGATATAGGTAACTTCATGGGAACCGGCAGAAAACTCAAGCACGGGGATTTTGAGGAATTTTGGCTAGGAGCGCATAGTGGCGATAAAAAACAACTAGCCCTAATGAAAAAATACAACAAGATTGACGTCCAGCGGCTTGAAGAGTGGTATCTGGAACTCCGGCCTTATGTCGAGAACCATCCGCCCATCAACCTGATGACAGATGGACGCGAGGCTTGCCCGAAATGCGGCGGTGGACCAATGATAAGGAACAAAAAACGCAAGTACGCTAAAGTCGGCTGGGCAATCCAATACCAATGTCAGAGCTGCGGGGGCTATAGCACCCAGCGGTTACGGGAGACGACTGATGTCCACTTCGTTAATTAGTTTCAAGGGCTTCGGAAAGTTGAGGAATATTATAGCCAACAATAATCTGCTTACCGATAATCGTCAATGGCACAGTAGCATAACCGGACGGGTATTCTTCGGGGTGTTTATCAATATCTATCTCTTTATAAGTAACCTTTTTGTAGGTAAGAAACCGCTTAACCATCCCACAATAAGAACAGTTTCTGTTAGTGAATACACGAATCATAGACCTTCCATATTACTCCAAAAAAGGAGGTCTATCAATGAGTTTTATAGTTGAACTTGTTATGTGGTACTTCGTTTTCGCGACTGTCTTGTTGATTATCTCTTTGTTATGGCCAAGGCGTTGACTAATACCATCCGTTTCTATCGTGAAAAGCTAGGGCGTTCTCCCAGCTTCCGTATCTTTCGACGACGTAAGACTCCATCCATCTTAATTGGCAGTTCCCGTCGCCCCAGGTACATCCGCTCTTACCACAGGGCAACTCCTGTGCTATCCCGCAGGCGCCGCTAAATGGGTTTTGAGCGTAAGGGTCGCACCTAGATTCTCTATTTATAAGCTCCTCCGCTGCCCCACCATAGCCATTACAATCCGGCACATTATAAGCCGTTGTAACGGGTTCTGACTCGATAATAGGTAAATACTCGACTTTGGGTTGTTCATCGATTATAAGGGGGTCTATGGCCTCGTAGCGCTTGAGTTCCGGTATTGGTAGGGGTTCGGCAATCACTTGTTGTTGGTTCGGCCACCAGACCGCCCCCAGTAAACACAAGATAAACACTTTAGTCCACGTCAGGTGTATTTCAATTTTGAGATGCTTGCGAGGTTTGCGATACCACTTCTTGAAACGTGATATAATTTTCTTGTTAAACCCACTGAGCCTGTGAAACACCACGCTCAGTTTTTTATATATTAGATTTATAACACCGAACCAAAACTCCCTGCGGATGTCTTTGACCAAAGAACCCCTTACCCTGTTTTTAAAGGGTTTGAATGGCACATCCTCAAAGAATAACTCGTACTTACGTTTGTGCTTCAAAGTGGCGGGCTAAAGCCCAGCAAGTCCTTGCATAACCCTTCCACGTTAGCACACCCAAATATGATGTCAATCTACCTAAATCTTATAATTATGGCTTACGAAAGTTGTTGTTAGGTGGGTGAGAAAAACTGTGTATAAACTACGTTAGTTGGAGTGGGGAATTATAATAATTAACGGTGGGTAGTGGTCGGGATTTATTGACGAGTAACCCGAAAACTGGAAATTGCAGCCTCCAGCAGGCTTTATCCTACCTTCATCGTCTGAAAGTAAGTTCAACGTACGAAGATTACTTTCTATAGGCAGTTGTTATATTCGCCACTACCCATTTAATTCTACCATAGAACCCCCTTTGCTCTTGCAGCTATTCAGGGTTTGATGTGATTTAAAACGATTGAGGTGGCATCCTTAATTAGTATTGCAAAGGGCTTATATCAAGACTCGTGCTGAAAAACAGTCACTCCTCAAGCGATAAACCCTTAGCAATTAGACCAGGTTGCCGTAACAGGGGGTCATTCACAATAAGTCAGATCATTTCCTACCATTCGTCAGAACGCTTATTAGTGGACTAGCAGAGCCTGGGTTTTTACCCACTAAGGGTAGTCTCGAAAAGTTTTAAAGTGCGGCTACAAAGGCTTGACTTGTGTGCTATTATATAAGTAGCAATAAAGTCAGCGGCACTATATGTGCCGTTTTTCTTTGGCTCTGTAACGCTATTTGTCTTTGCAATAAAGTCAAATAGTTACTTTAGAGCTTAAATCTTTTTATTTAATTCGTCAAGCTTTTGTCTAAAGTCTTTAATCATCAACTCCCCTTCACTGTCTGTGAATTTGGCTGTTTCCCGCGAGAGGGCTTGGAGATACTCGACTTTTTTCTGGCCATACCTTCCAAGCATATAAAGGGCATAGCCAGCGGCGTCGCCTTCTCCGAAACGGTTACAGGCGATACATTGGATGTGGACATTTTCCTCCAGCCACCTAGTTGCACGCCATTTCCGGTTGATAAAATGCCCAGCGTCCAGTTGTTCATAGGATTTGGGAGTTCCGCAACTAACGCATTTACCCCAGCCATTCTTGGTTTCTTTTTTGCGGACATACTCTGAAAAGACTTTATCCAGTCTTTTTTCGATTGATTTTTTCACGGTTTTGTTGTCTCTTTTTGGCACTTAATAACTGGGCTTGGCGGGCGAATTTCTTGTTCTTGAAACTCCCCCCAGGATGATTAGTGACATGGGAGCGGACTTGTTTCATGTACTGGCTGGCTTTTTCCTGACCATCGGACTCCAGGATTTGCAGATATTTATTCATCAGGTATAGAGTCTAAATCTATTTCTTCCTCTGGGTCGACGTCTGCGACTATATCGGGAACTGAGTCGCTTAGCTTGCGGACTATATCCAGAATCTCTACTAACATTTCATGGTCAGTGGCTGGCGTCCCCACCACTTTCGTCGCTGGAGTGGAGGGTAACAACTCCTGCGAACCACTGTTTACCTTTTTGACTTTTCTAAGTTGCCAA